TATCCCGGATGACTTCCGGATCTATGACAATCCGGAGCAGAGCTTCTGCGATTACTTGTGCTTCATGCGCTGGGGCGCTTATCAGGTCGGCGGGGAACCAAAGTATTACGGAAAGATAAAGAATCTGAAGGATCCTGCATCTCTGATCAGGCAGGTGCACTCGCTTGGCTATGCGACAGGACCGACGTACAGCAGCGGCGTGATTTCAATCGTAAATAAGCATAATCTTACAAAGTATGACAATTTATCAGCTGTTGTACCCTCTGATTACTATCCTCATGCAGCCAAAAAAGAAAAGGAGAAACCATCCGTGAACAGCAAGCTTGTAAATTACACCAGACTATCCCCTTTTAATTCAGGCAAAAGAACCCGTCCGATCGACCGCATCACACCTCATTGTTACGTTGGCCAGGCTGCCGTTGAAGACATGTGTGCATGGTTTGCTACGACCGCGAATTGTTCATGCAATTACGGGATCGGCAAGGACGGAAGAGTGGCTTTGGTTGTCCGGGAAGATTATCGGTCATGGTGCTCTTCATCTTCCACGAATGATCAAAGGGCAGTAACGATTGAATGCGCATGCGAGAAGAACCATCCGTATGAATTCAATCCTGCGGTGTACCAGAAATTGATAGATCTTTGCGCTGACATCTGCAGGCGGAACGGAAAGAAAAAGCTCCTATGGTTCGGCGGGAAAGAAGCAACGCTGAACTACGCACCGGCATCAGACGAAATGGTTTTGACAGTCCACCGCTGGTTTGCACCAAAGGCGTGCCCTGGCGACTGGATGATGAAGAGGATGGGAGAACTTGCGACAAAGGTTACAGCGGCGCTTGGTGGGAATCTGACGCCCGGAGGATCTACGACGACCGGCGGAGCCACGAAGGTTTATCGCATCCAGCTCGGAGCGTATGAAGATCGCTCAAAAGCCGAGAAGAAACTACGTCAGGTATCATCTGCAGGCTTTGAGTGTTTTATCACAGATCCCTGGCCAGATGGGATGGTAAGAGTTCAGGCCGGTGCATACGATATCAAGGCGAATGCGGAAATGCGGCTTGCAGAAATTCAAAATGCTGGCTTTGATGCATTTATCAAGGAGAGCTGATAGCTGATGGAAGAATTTGCCAACAATCTTACATCAGCGGAAATAGCTGAAATCGGAAGGAAGGCTTACCCGCTGGAATGTTCTCCGGCGCACGGCGTAACCGATCCTGTGCTTACTCTGATAGCGACCGAGCAGGACGGAATCTATTTCTACGAGTTTTATAAAGATTCAGGCGGATTGTTCTTTTATAAAGAGTATGTATGTGATAAAGAAACCGGCAGGATGATCCCTTATGACGAAGCGATTTTCGCGCCAATCAGGGCAGCAGCAGAGAAAAAGCGCAGAGCCGCGAGAGCAGAAGCGGACCTTAGAAAAAGAGAAGAGCGCGAGAAGGATCTGCTGAAGCTCAGAAGAAGGCTTGCAGGAATCAAAGACAATGATAATCAAATTCTAGAAAATGTTTGACACTTTCAAAAAACAGTGATAGACTGGCGAAGGGGAAGGGGGTTTAAGGGGGGAAACAAATCCTCCTTAAACCCCCTTCTTTTTTATGCCAAATTACATGTTTGCGGCAATGAAAACATGTGAACAATTCAGACACAATTCATAATTATCAAACCTCCCACCATAGAAAACCAAATATGTTCGATACGGTTTTGAAATGGTCTGGCGGCGTTCGACGGACATTTGAAATGATCTGGCGGCGTCCGGTAGATGCCTGAAATGATTTTCCGGCGTTTGTTGCAAGTTTGTTGCAACATTGAAACATTGCAACACCTTTGCCGCCTTTTCACATGGTCAGCACACATCATCGGCGCGTCAGGGAAGCATTACCCCGCAGGAGTCACGCTACGGAACCCGAAAGGATTGTGAGTTTGTCATATTTTGGCATAGTAAAA